GCGGTCTCATCGGTACTACCAAAAAGTAAAGTCTCAGCATCAGCTAAGTAGTTCCAGTCGTATCCTAGAGCAGTACGGGCTAGTTCTCTAGTGTCGCCCGTTACACTTGATTGTTTAAACGTATGTTTAGTCATTATATTTTGTCTCCATTTGTGAAGGACATACTGTTCACATCATCCTGAATATTTCGATTTGTACGCCACAAGGCTTGCTTTATAGATTTCTTCAAAGCTTCTGTCGCAGAACTGTTAGGTACCGAAGCTTCCAATAGATTCATAACTTCGCCTACCAGCCTTTTAGTCTGGACATCCAAACTTTTGCAACACACCATCTGTGTATACTCTTCTCATTATTCACCATTACATTACTTTACATTTCAANCAAAAAGAAGCTGGGGGTGGCTACAAGAACCACCCCCAACCATTATTCTTACGTGTTAAGGTCGGTGACCTTAGCTTGTACGAAGAAGTTCTTGCAGCGAAGCTCACCCATAGTGTAGAGCAGACCACGAACCACTAGCGCATTAGCTGCGAAGTAGTCACGGTTTTCTACATATTGAGTAGGCTGTGCTACAGCAATTTCAAGGTAGTCAGTGTCAAGAACGTAAACGTTCGAGCCAAGAACCGTGTCAGAAGTGTTAACACTCTTAGGGGTGTCAGCATCTGGCAGGATTGGGATACCCTGATAAGTTGCAAGGACTAGACCAGTTCGAGTGCCGGGGAACGTTCGTTCCGAACCAACACCAACCTGATACTCTTCCTGTCCCATGTACCTCTGCTGAGAGTTCAAAAGACGCTCAAGCGTGAAGTACTGATCATGACCAAGAGTAATAAGCTTTGGCTCACCACCATTGGTACGAATAGACTGAATACAGTTGTCTATAAGGTTTAGGGATAGGTCTCGACCCGTACCGTTGTTATCACTAATTGTTGATGCTGAATTCCAAGCACCAGATGTGCGGTCAGCATAGGTAAGGTCGTATGCTCGAACTCCACCGTTTGCGGCGAAGTTAGCATTAGAATCGTACACACCACCCATTGATGCCCCGTCTTGAGCGACGATATCATCAATAGATGTAAAACCAGCACGACTGTAAATCGCAANACCATCACCGTCTGCAACAGCAGCGGAGGTNGTAGCGTGAGTTACAACACCCGTTGAGGTGTTGACAGCCGAAACTGCTACACCGGAAGTGTTGATCCAGTCGTTAGCTGAAGTATCCCAAACCGTAAGTGTGTCACCAATCTTTATGTGTTTGGCAACAGCGGCTGGGACAGTTGAGGTAGTCGTGCTACCTGCGGAAGCGAGATACATGGAACCAGCCATCAGTTCCTCATTGATCTCTTTTACGTGGTCAAGCTGTGCATTCTCGTTCTCCATCGCAAGAACGTCGCCAATACCACCTTCAAGTTGCGCCGTGAAGACTGACTTCACAGATGCACCGAATGTAGTNGAAACGATTCGAGGCAAGCTCGATACCGTCTCAATGTTGGATACGTCCACGGTTGGGAGCGAACCAGTTTCAGTTACCGGGCGAGATCGACTCGATCCACGGTCTGTCCTGATACGCCAACCGGCGGTGCTACCCCAGACAGTTCTGGGAATAGCGTTGAAGAAACGGGTCTGGTTGTTTAGAGCTTGCCATACCTTCCTACCGTATGTAGTGTTAAAAATGCCAGTCGCAGTGTCAACCGTAAAGTACGTCTGCTTCTGCAAGTACTCTGGGCCGAAGACGGAGTTGTATAGACCCCGTTGCGACTGAGCAAGATATTCACTTAATGAAGGATTAGCCATCTTTAAATCTCCTGTTTCTTACTCGTTGTTTATTAGAGAAGTTCCTTCGGAACTCCATTAGTGTCACCCGCTTGAATTCTCATCTGGAGTTCACGAAGTTCCCCATATGAAAGATTAGCGAGTTGNTCGACAGTATCGCCCTGAGTAGCTGACTTTACAATCGGAGTTGTTCCATCAGTTCCAAGTGCGGCGANTTGCGGTGCNACCANTCCAGTCTCTTCTTTAAAGCCCATCTTTCGTAGACGGTCTTCAGACTCGGTTTGAACAGCTTTTTCCATACTGCCTTCAAAAGCAGCAAGTTGTTTGCGTAGGGAATCTAGTTCCTTTTGCATAGACTTAAGTTCATCGTCGTCATCGTCATCGTCTGCGTCGTCACCAGCTTTTCGATAGCTAGCTTCCTTCGTGTCATCTTCATCATCGNNTTCGTCGTCGTCGGCGGCTTTTTCGTCAACATACTCATCTGCGGGCTTGTCTTCATCTTCATCGTCGTCACCAGCTTTGATCATAGCTTGAATAGGTTTCTGCTGATCTTCTATCTTTGTAGAGATCGTAGCAGCAGATTCGGAGTCATCAGCATTTGATGCGCTACCGCCAGTAGTTTTTGCTTTACGCTCTTTACTACCATCAACATCCATACCTTGATCTGCTTTTAACATACTGGCAACTTCTGATGCCAATTCTTTTACNAGGGCTGCCTTTTCAACAGCAGCGTCTTCTTCTTCTCTCTTGTCTTCTTCGTCTTCTTCGGCCTTTGTAAGCCGTGCATCCATCTTCTGGAGTACTTCTGCGACCGCAGATAGGGCTAGGCCATTGCCTTCTAACGCCTTCTCAATACGTTCCATTTCGTCTGCCATAAGAATTTCCCCCTATAGTCCATTCCAGTCCAATAAAATAACGTATGGTTGGTCTTAGCCACCGCCGACCACACGAAAATACAACGTTAGCACGTTTGTTCTAACATTTTATTATACTATACTTATATAGAAAACCTACGAAAAATGCCAAAAATTGCATTTATTTCTCATTTACGGGGAGTGTACCGCCCTCAAGGAGGTGTAGTATCTCATTTCGGTAATCATACATCGGAACTTGCAGGAGCTTTTTTAGCTTCTCACACTGCGTTCCTTCGGGTAGAGAGGCTTCTACCAAATCTAAAATCTTACCAACCATGCGTGAATGTCTCTGCATAATATATTCTTGTTCTTTACTAACCTTTGTAATGTCTACCATTCTAAACTCCTTTAAAAACCTAAACTCTTTACTATAAATTTATCTGGAAATTCTTGTGCAGTTATTTTAGCCCAACTTTTGGATTGGTTTTTAGCTGCGTTTGTTAGAAAACCATTACCCCGTCCTGCGGGTCTAGGCCCAACATTTTTTGTGTGCTTCCGAACTGTTACAGTTTTTCCACTAGGATATGTTCGTTTATGTGAGGAGACCTCCATCGTTTTATCCCCCACGCCACCCCATTGTTTCCCACTTGAGGCACCCTGAGTCTGATTAATCATACTTGCATAAGGAGTGTCATACTTAATTACCGCTACTTTATCTCCCCCCGGATATTTAAGAGAACCAGAACCTTTTAGCCGCCCGGTTTTTACTGGAACCGTCTTTTGCGATTCAAAATAAATACGGGTGGCAAAATTTTGTAGGGACTGTACGAGGACATCCCGAAATGTCATACTTTTAAAACGTTCATCCATAGTACTTCATTATACTATGTTTTGGCTCCAAACTTCTGGGACGGTAGAATGAAACNTATCTGATTTTTTATCAAATTTATCTAATCGTATAATCTCTTTACTAACATTCCCATGGTCTGGGTGCCAGTAAGTAATCAAATGCTTCGGGGGTGTACTTACATGAAGTCTATTCGTAGTAAATTCATCTGAACCTTTCATGGTTCCACAGATATACATTGCTCCTGTACCAATATCATATTCATCAATACGATGGAAGTGACCTATCATGATGTCATCAAAGCGTTGAACATCTCCCCATGATTGATTCTGTTGTTGCAACCCACGCATCTGTCCAACCATACGAGTGAAACTCGCTGATGTCCCGCCACCAGAAATAGAATCACCGTGCATAATAAGAATGTTTCNNTTNGCNACATTAATNATAGTACTGAAATTCTTTGGGATATGGAATTCAATATTCTTTTGTTCCACACAAAAAGCTGCTACCCATTGGTATANCATGTGATCCCAATCCATATGCTTATCTTTAGAGGGAATCTTTCGNGTCATNCGCCCNTGGTTACCCACAACTCCCGCAACNCTAATCTTATTAAAGTGTTGTGACAGAGCNATAAGCGANTGACTAATAAGGAATGCACCATTCATCATCTGTTCCATACAATTACCAATATTAGTTCTAGCTAATTCCTCATGGATATCTCCACTAACCATGTCTCCTAACATAGGAATTACTAATTCATCTATGTCAGCAATGTTGCGGCGGTAATTAGCGAGCAGTATAATTTGCTCTGTCCATCCATATAAGCGTCTGTTGAAGATATCTACATTGTATTCGTTAATACCTGTTGTCTGATCGAAGGTTACCCGATCTCCTACGTGTGTATCTGTCAATGGGGCTACCATTACTTGGGGCTTTGTTCCTCGCCGTCGTGTGTCACGAGATGTAGTCTTGTAATTAAGCCGTTTTATTCTAGGGATAGCAGTAGTGTTATCTCGTATAGCATCAATAATAAGTTCTTTCTTACTACTATCTTTTATTGAACTCTCGTACAACTTCTTGTAATAAGCCGCTTCCGCTTTATGGGTTGCGACTTTCTTATCCTGCTTAACCTTTTCCTCTACCCAAAAGTCTGGGTCTTCTAAAGGATTAACAGGCTCAGGCGCAATAACGTCTGCCATATTAGCAGCGGTTTCATCCAGCAACTGATCTATATCAATTTCTGAATAGCCCTCCCGGTCGAACCATCGTTGAATTGTACTGCGGTGTACGTCGATCCCGTACTCGTCTTCCAGCCATCTCTTTAAGGCTGTCCACCCCATCCCCGCTCGACGCATCTTTATCAGCCGTGGTTTCGCTTGTTCTGGTATTATCATCTATTCTCAACTTTCTATATTCTAGGTATAGCACCTTACCACACATTATACAGGATAATTCATCTTCGTCAAGTTTCATTACCCCATTACATTTCGGACATAATCCATTGTAAAGGTTACCTTGCCTTTGTGTCAAGTTGCTGTGACTCCCTCGCCATTTGTTTTAAATGTTTTTGAAATGCGTATGCCGGTTTTTCCATCGGATGCTTCCAAGCATTCGGGGTTTTTATAAGTCTCAAGATATATTTAATAAACCATTTCAACTTACCCTGCACCTCCTGATCTACTGCATGATAGGTTTCATGGGCATACATTCCAAACTCATAAACCTTAGCTTCCGATTCCCCCCGATTTAACCTAAAGCGTTTCGCAACCTCAGGGTAATTGGGGGTGTAGTAGATTGTTCCCCAAAGGGTGATACCTTCCGGTTTAGAGGGAAGTCGCCCAGCAATTTTACCTATTTTAGAATCAACTATCACGGGGGGTAACCGGCGTATCTTTCCATCTACATCCGCCCCACCCGACCAAAAGCCAAATTCTCTATGAAGTTCTTCCCGTAAATGATTTAGCCATCCTTCAGGGAACTTTAAATGGTATCCGTAATTTTTATTTGTCATTATAAATATCGTATTAGAGTAAGTTAAAGGAATCCAGTTTATCTAAGATCGACTTTTTATTTACCGCTCCAATAATCCGCCCTAAGTCAACTCCCTCTTTGAATATTAGTAACGTAGGAACACTTCGTACCTCATATTGTACAGGTATTATATGGTTAAAATCAACATTTAGTTTCGCAATTTGGAGGGTTTCACCGTAATCTTTATCTAATTCCTCCAGAATAGGGGCAATTATCTTACAGGGGCCACACCACTCTGTCCAAAAATCAACGATAATTGGTGTAGACGTGGAGGAAATATACTCTTTAAAGTACGCATCATCTATAGTGCGAATCATTGTTTCTTACTCCCTAATGCTGAACCAGTCAGTAACGCCCCAAAGGATAGGTGGAACAGTCCACCACCTTTAAGGGTAAACGGTTCGTGCTGGCTTACCAGTTTCTTTAGGTATTCCATTTGCACCATTGGGTCTTCTATTGCCTGTATATGCACCATGTAATCAGCTAAGTCCAGCCCCATCCTTGAGAAACCATAATAAGCGGGTACTACCACGAAGTCGTATATGCAGATCACAAGGTACGTAATAAGTGCCGTCCATCGCCAGTAATCAGTCATTAACTTGGCGGTGAAATACTTACTTCAACGTTGTCTTCGTTGGTGAAGTTTTTGTAGATAACACTAGTAGCTATTGTAAATTCCTTAGTTGCAAAGCCGTTACCAAGACCAACTTCGTTAAGTATTACTTCCAAAGTACCAGCCTTAATTCTATCTAGAACGCAAGCTCCACCCTTCGTGTAGAGGTTACTTAGGATTAGTCTGTCGATCTTTCCGTTTACGTTTGTGGTCGCTGCCGTGATTTTCACTTGGTCGTAGTAGCCACCACTTGTGAGCATATCTTCTGCCCTGTTACCACCGGAAATCCCACGATCTCTAGGAGTACCCGCAACAGCAGAGATTGATTGACCGTCCGAAGCGTTGTCTCTAACTATCAATTCATGTGCTTCGATGTTAGTTAGAGTTAAGGTATCGCATCGCCATCGGTCTACGGTCATATGCCCGACCTCAAGGAATGTTTCCGCAAAGGCGGGGTCTGCAACTGTTGGCAGTCCACCTACAATGACTGGTTTAGTTTCGCCTGATGGCAAAGCAGAGTTAGCGTATGCGGTTCCAAC